CAGACTGTTCACGAGATTGTTGTCCGAACATGGACTCATTGACGCCTGAGATATCGTCGATACCCTGCTTAACTCTATCACGCATAGTATTAGAATCGGGCATAGTAGGTGCAGGCTGGATGAAGTGAGGAGGCTGAGTACCTGTCATCTTCACAATGTCCCAAGGAGTATTAGTAATGCCGTCATCAGGTATCTCTGTACCTTCAGGAAGTACCATACGTACAGCTCCGTGAGCTTGAATGTTATCGAGCATCGCGCCGTCTAGTCTATTGAGGATCTCCTGTAGAGGAGTGATATATTCTAGGAAACTCTTACCCCAGATCAGGTGAGGTACATCTACGTCTGTGAAGATATGATAGGGAAGGGAGGCCTTCATAGGGATACGCTTAATTCGCGCTTCCTTCTGCTCATCTGTAAGATTCTCTTCCTTCTGAATCTGCTGCGCCGTACCCATCGGACGGAATCTATGAGGACTTGGACCAACTTCTTGTAATATCTCACCATCCTTAGTACATATAGCATGCCTTCCTAGGTAACCATTAACAGGAAGTCCAGGCTCCCAGTACTCGTATATCTCAACTGCATTATACTTAGAATCATCTAGCGCAGACCGAGAACCCCGATCTTCATAGCTCGCGCCCGTACCTGCCTCATATCTGTTCTGATCTATAATATCCTTCTTATCTAGACCGAATCTAGATATAGCATCCTCGTATGGAATGTATATCTTCTCGAACACGTAACGTACTTCGTCCCATTTCGTTGCGTCAGGATCTACGAACATGGACCAGGGAGAAGGAATAGAGAAGCTGATATCCCCCTCTAAGCTCATCTCTCCAGTCTCTTCGTCAATTTCCATAATGTCACCCTTAGTCGAATCCCACACGCCCTTCATGAAGCCTGTGCCGTAGATTAGAGTGTCAAGGGAAGCTTGATCTACCATCTCTTGCATATTATATTGTCTAATTGCATACCGAACTAGCCTATCTGCAGCGTCTGCTCTACGTCGGTCGTCTTGGTCATTCGTCGCCGGACGAGGTACTACTGAGGGAGGATTAGCTGATAATTGTGCATGAATGAATCTTAAGTTCTTAAATGCATAGGATACGTCTATGTCAGACTGTCCGTTATCGATATCAGGAAGACCGATACCAGATCTGTCTTGAGGACCGAAGTCATAGCGTGAACGTAGGCCAGTTCCGTATGAGTTGTAAACTGTACGCTCACTCTCGTCCCACATCGACTCTACATTATCTCGCTTAAGCTTAGCCCACTGAAGTCTCTGCTTAAGTTCTTCTCTTGCTTGGTCGCGGTTCCATACGATTACACGCATTCTGTTCTCCTGATTACTTATCTTGTCTGTCGTTAATTCTAGTAGAAGAGGGATGAAGTTCTGGTCTAGTTTCTATCTTCTCATCTGAATTAGAATCTCTGAACTTATATAGTACAGGCTGAATCTTCTCTAAGATCTTCTTAGCCTTCGGGCTTAACTTCTTACACTTACATAGTCTATTGTTCAGATTACGAATGAAGTTCCATTCTGCCATCGATTCTGCATCTGAATCGATTAATTCTAGAGCTTCATCTACTCGCTCTTCAATAGACGGTCTAGCTTCCTGCGGAGCAGGCTTAGGTACTGGTGCATCTATTAATAGTTTAATCTTCATTATATCCCCGCGTTGACTTATTCTCTCGTCGATTGAAGCTATCTATTGCCCCGCTGTCTTCCCTTAACTACTAAGGCATGGAGGGCTTGCTTATAGTAACGACGCATCATTAGTCGATCTTGACGAACTCCGTACCAGAATAATCCATGTAACGGTAATACCATAAGTAATATACTAGCGACGAGTAGCACGTACTGTTCTCCTACCTGATCTTCTTCCATTCTTAATACGCTGCATTTGAAGTTTCTTATTCTTCTCTTGCAACTCTAGTCGTTTCTGATTGCCTTCGAGTAGCTGCTGTGACCAGCTCTTGTCCTCTACAGGCGTGACTCCTGAAGGAATGAGGTCTACGAAGTATTGTGCGGTATCTAATAAGTGATAACTAGATGCATTGACAATCTTATTCTCTGCAGTCTCCGACCACCGACATTCTTGCAGTTCGGTGATCAGATCCTTAGATAATCCTGGTACAAGGCGTATTCTACCACATGATAGAGCAGTTTGCAAGCCTTTAATTAAGTCTCCCTTACGATTATTATTCTTCGCGTAAGGTGTTAAATATGCTGGCTTAGTTCCTTGAGCACTGGCTGTACCTAGATACCAAGACTCGTGAGGATCACATACTCGACGAACTATGTTGTAACCTCTTGTAATCTCCATTACTTTAGCATATACCTTAAGAGGATCTAGAATTCCTTCAATATAATCAGACCTTACGCAGTACCATACACCACTTCTCGGATCTTCGGCCCATAAGGTCAGGCCAAACTTACGCTTCAATGCAGGATCTACTGATTCTACATGCCGCCACGAAGTACTATAATGCTCAGGTAAGTGAGATAGCATTGTTGTTTCGTCGAAGTCGTAGACAGCATCGTCTCCAGTTGTCCATTCTCCGTACAGTACAGTACGCTTATATGCTTCAGAATAGCCGTCAAGCTTGCGTATCTCGGATTCTATACGCTCTGCGTACAGTGGATTGTCTAATTTAGACATCATATACTTCTTAGCGATAGTGCCGTCTGCGGCCTCTACTACACGCTTAATCTCTGCATTCTTGAACTTAGGCGTGAATGTAGCTAGGAAGTAGCCTTCTCTTGCATCGACACGACGCTGAAGTTCTTCTAGGATCTTGAAGCTTCCAGGCATCTCATCGAGCCATACATAATTACATACATAGCCCTGTAAATGCTTACGTGCATTCTCTGAGCTATCACTATGCGATACGAATATAATCTGATCACCTGTATTACGGTTCTCAACATGCTGTAATTGATTACCTGTTCTTACTTCCTTCCAGTCTGCAGGATTAGGAAGCAGTGGACGTATCTTAGCGTTCCACAATTCAAGCTCAATCATACGCTTATCTTGACCTGCAACTAGACATTTAAGTGGTACGTTCTTCCACTTCTCAGGCCTCTTCCACGTTGGATGAGTATCTGTAATTACCCACGCTAATTCTCGTGCAGCTACTGAACTCTTGCCTGATTGGTTACCCGCAACTACGTATCTATACTGAACTTTCCCTATATCAGAGAAGATTGTCTGCTGCTTAGGATTAGGTCGCGAGTTAAGATCTGCAGCATCGAAGCATGACTGTAGCTTAAGAGAGCGTAGTCTGTTATATGCAGCTGCTGTGAGCTTATCTTGATGTGTTAGATTACTCGACAAGTGTTGACCTTCGGCTACTGACCTTGGATGATACGAATTTCGTCGATAGTAACAGCAGATCCTGCACCTGTATCCATTACTAATCGTGCATCATTTCTTAGAGGTAGATCAGCTTGATCGCCTGCCTTCTCGGCCATGAAGCTAATACTTACAGTTCCGTCTGCAGTTACAGAAGTTGTCTTACTCTTCACTTCGCTGTGTTCGAATCCGTTAGAAGTATCCTCAAGCTTGAGAGTAATACCGCCACCTACAGTTACTCCGCTTACCTTAACATCGACGAGAATGTTCTTACTTCCTGTGTCTGTTACTGAGAATTGTGCGCTTATAGGCTCATCGGTCAGAGAGGCACCTAGCGTATTATTCACAACCTTAATCTTCTTACTAGTTCTAGCATTAGTTGACATTTCTTATATCCTGTGTGTAATGTTAATACTATCTATAGTTAGACTACTAGTCGCACCAGTAGTAACTACTACTCTTATACAATCGAAGAGAGGAAGAACTAGAGCTTCAAGAGCAACTCCCTCGTCTAGTTTAATACAATAGGCTCCGTCTCCGTCATTAATTAGTACACCACCCTGCGGACTGCCCACTTTTGCCCACATACCTTCTGCTACTGCTTCTTCTAATTCTATTAGAATCTCTTCACCAGCACCTAGAACTACGTCGCTTACTGTGATTGACATTGCGAAACGTACAGAAGATTCTGCAGTAATGCCTAATTCCTTAGTAAGTACTTGATCCGTTGTAGCTGCTGCTACTTCTATAGGAAACGAGCCCTTGCGAGCTTCGAAATGGACATAGCCCGTTTGGGACATGTTATTCTCCTATTATATCTTAATACAATGACCTTCTTCGGTCAGTTTACGTAGAACTTCATCTATCTTCTTAGGTCCAGCTTCATCTAAGCTACTGCCAATATCTATTCCCTTAACTTCTAATAACCAATTACCAACTACTTCACTACATACTTGAGATCGTGTACCGTCTGTAAACGGATTACTCTTAGTGAGCTTAAGCTTAGTTAATAGAATTCCTAATATCTGTAACTGTCCATAAGAAGTGCCAGTATACTTGTGGTAGAATCTTGCATGCTTCTCAATCTCGTCACCTTCTATTACGAACTTATATTGATGTGTTCGTTCAATCTGAGGCTCGAATAGGTTACCATTAATAGGATGAACATTCGCACCCGAGGCATGATAGGCTATAGGTATGTGAAGACTTGCACATGTCCACTCTAATGCTACGTGTGAATACTTGACAGGAAGTCCTGGTAGTCCATCGAATATTCGTATAAGCCAGGATAGAGGCTTGAAGAACTTCTTAGGTCTAGTAAACGATATAGTAACCTCTAGAGGATGTAGTTCTGGAAAGTCGCTCATTATGTACTCGGCTTGTGGAGGAATAGGTTACATTTAAGATCTACAGTTTCAGTACCGACGCTGGTATATTGAAGTCTAACGGTAAATCCTACAAGCAATCTCGCAGGATATTCAATACGAATTGCATCCTGATTACATACATCGGGATCTACATACCAATGTGTACCAAACTGATTAAGAGGAACTCCTGTAGGAGCAGCTGATGACCAAGGAACACCTGGCTCAGCTTCTGCTGGATATAAGATACCTGCATATGTATAATCCTTATCTACTACTTGGAAGTGAAGATAGTCTCCATAGGCTTGTCCCTTAAGGAATAGCTCCATTCCGTTAATATAATTCTCTTCTGTTAGTGTAAAGTCGATGTCAGTGGTCTGGCCTGCAGAAGCTGTACCTTCAATTCCCTGTCCGTTGAAGGTAAATCCTTCTGTAGCGCCGAAGGGAGCACTTCTCGTGACCTGTCTATTACTCCCGTCTGTAAATGGTAGATTAGCAGTGTCCTTATAATTAGCTTCGAAATCGAGCTGATCAGCACTCTTATCTCCTTCTTCTGCATGATCTACAGTACAATGTAAGTGTAGAGGTCCATCAAATGCATAGATTAAATAGTTAGATCCTTCTCCTTCATCGATATATTGTATATGAAGATTGCGAGAATCTACGAACTGCTTAAGAGCTGTCCAGTTAGTACTTTGCATTCTAAGTTTCCTTAACTATATCTACCATTATTCGTTCTAACTTACGTCCACTATTATTACTATTAGCTCTAGCCTTAATAGTTACTGTATTATTATATTGTATAGGAAATTCTGGAGAGAAGGTAACGGCCTTCTTCTTCTTGTCGTAGACTAGCCAAGTATTATATACAGCTACATCATCGTATATATCCTTAAGATCCTTAATATTAGCATCGAAGATCTGCTCACTATCTATTTCTAGTATTATTCTAACATTCTCACTATTGAAGTCCATAATGAAGTTAGCCAATACTCCTGATCCTGAATAAGTAAATGCCGTGTATGGTGATTGACTTAATCTAGGAAGAGTCTGATTGAGCTTACTAAGCTCTAGTCTAGCCTTAGAAGAGTACGTATTAGATACTGGTAGAGTAGTCTCAATGTCTTCAATTACTACGCGACTTATATTGTTCTTAAGAAAGTCTATTGCCTCATTTACGTCAGATATATCATTACTGCCCGTATTGTCATAAGCCATAACTGCATCACCATTACCGATGTCTGTAAGTAGATCTGGCTCAGAAGAGAACTTAGCATCTTCTACTGCTTGAATTAAGTAGTAAGAACCTGCAGATATAGTAACTCCTACATAAGTAACATTAGATGCTGTATTATTCTTAACATACTTAGTAAATGACATAATAGTCCTATTATGAGGAAGTCTTAATCTTAATCCAGAAACTAGTATCTCTACTTGATCCGCTAGTCATACGAACTGAAATCTCATCGCCGACAGCTAGAGACTGAGATAATCCAGATACGAATCCTCTATTATTCGAGGTAACTGTTAATATATTAGAAGTAGCTGAATTATTAATATATACAGTAAATTCTACTGTAGAGTTATTTCGAAACGAAACTGATAGAGAAGTTAATGTTCCTTCTTCCGCTACTACGAAGGGAGAGTTTCTAGAGGATACTCCCTTGAATGTCTGAAGCCAGGTATTAGCACTAGCATTACCATCATAGCCGAAGTTAACCGCCATACGGGCTGCTCCAGCTTCTTCCTTAGTTTCTTCAATAGCTGCTTGAACGTCTTCAGATACATATCCATTCGTATCATTATCGAAGGGTACAGACTCGGCTACTTGTGCTATCGGTAACTTAGCCATATTAGCCGCCCTCTAAGACTCGGAGACGTTTGCCTGCTCCTGTAGCAATTGCGTATAGGGTTGCAGATTCGCCTACCGGAATAGGAATGATCTGCTTCTTGAATATCTCAACACCAGTGCTAGTAGTTACACTAGAATCGAAGCCTATGTAAATTCCCTTATCCCTAGGCTGAAGTAGTACTACTTGACGGCCTTCCTTAGAAGAGGCAGATACAGTAATCTCAACAGCAGTAGTTCCTACTGTAAGCTCTCCTTGTGTACCGTCAGAGAATAAAGTATCTCCGAAGTCTACGTCAAAGGTACTCATTATTCTTCATCTCCGCTAACGTCATCAGATGCTGCATTATTATCATCAATATTATTATCTAAGTTCTCGTCAAGAGATCCCTCGTCCTTAAGTTCAAGTAGATTATCTGCAATCTTCTTATCTAATCCATTATACCACATAAGAAGGCCATATACTTTCATAAGCTCCTTAGTATCAATAGAATCCCATCTTACATGCTTAAGTAATGCAGAGCTAAATTCTGCAAGCTTCTTACGGTCATCTTCTGAGAAGGTTCCTTTCAAGATATGGCTCCTTACGTGTACGATTAAGTAGTGAGAGAATGCCCTCTCAGGAAGAGAGAGCAACTAAACTTAGGCAAGTTCCATGATTCTAATGTCAGCCGTTCCTGAACTAGTAATACCATGAAGGTCGATATTCGCGCCTGCACAGATATTAATGTAAGAACGTCTTCCAAGAGGGAATCCATTAGCTGCAGTTACACTAGAACTTCCAATGTATGCAGTCTTGTTGCCAGTATTAGCAATCCACACATCTTGACGATTAGCCAAGTCAGTAGCTACTAGGTCCGTGGCAGTGTTGTTAACAGTCGTCGCAGTATTCACTATAGAGTTGTTAGGACAGCTCATAGAGAAGGAACCGGCAATTCTCAATTCACCTTGGTCATTGACTTGCAATGGAGCATAGTCGCCGTCCGCAGATACAAGAGATCCGCCAGAATCACTACGAACAGCTAAAGGCATAACACCTACGTCACCAGACGTATGCGCAGAGTCTTCAGCATGAGTGATACTCTCAACTTCAGAGAGGAGTGATGCTAGGTCAGTTCTGACCGTTTCATCAGTTACGTAAAGTTCGCCACTAGCGTTACTCTTCAAGGAAGCGTAGTCACCATCGGCATCAGTTGAAGCAGCTAGAGTGTCTTGTCTTACTGCTAACATGTGATCCCCAAGATCACCTGAAGTGTGTGCACTATCTTCTGCAAATTGTCCAGAAGTCTGAACTATATTCACATCTAGTGCTTGGTCTGATCCGACTAGAGTACTAGTCAGCGCATCTCCAGCAGCATCTAGCAGAAACGAACCAATGGTATCGTGATCTGTTAGAGCATCACTGTCTGCGGGATCGAAGAAAATCTGATACTTACTCATAAATTAACCCCCGTTAATCGTTATTAATAGAATACCTCGTCTTCTTATACAGGATATTGCTATCCTGGTTACTAATTCGAGATACTCCTAGACCCAAGAATCGATCGTAACCACTACGTCCGCCTTGGAACTTTGCATATATAATGTTATTGTCGAGGTGGTAGGACTTATATTCTCTCTACGTATATATGCGCCTGAGTTTAGTTCTATATAGTTAGTACCTGATTCAGTCGCTACATAAGCCAACTTAACAGTGGCACCTCGCGTCTGTGTGCGTATCTCGAAGAATCGCACTCCAGCTCTAAGTGTAAACGAAGTTTCTGTATTAGCGGCAGCCGGGAGCGTAATTGTGTCAATTACAGGACTACCAATTCCACCATCCTCAGATGGATATCTACTACGATTGCTTCGTTCGTTCGCCATATATTATAACACAATCCCGCTAGTATGTCAACTATATTAATAGTTCCGCTTGTATATCTGTGAGATGCCGTTCTCAAGAGCTACTACTATACCTTCTTCGAGCTTATCATCTTCAGTAGGATCACAAGCTTGTATCATCTCCGACATTCCAGACACATATAGGATAGCATGGATAGTCTCATGGAGAAGGGTAGCCTCTATCAGCTCATTGGTCGTATTGATCGAGGTGCTAATTTGTATTAGTCGCTGCGCTCCTGTTGTGAGTCCAGACAGCTCTTCCTTGTCCTTATCATCAGGATCTACCACAGAGGATTGGTATAGGACTGTGAAGGGAATGCCCATCACGTTTACGCTAGTGGGCTGTCTCTTCTTCTTCGTCATCTACGATCCTCTCGGGCTCTATGCTTATAGTTCTGTTCTTAAGGAACTCTTCTAACTGCTTCTCATTCATATTGCCAATCGCTGCATCAGCGTACTTGACTTCCTTCTTATTAGGCATCTGATCGTCAAGCTCCATAGCCAACTTAATAGCTGCAACCATTGAAGATTCCTTGGTATCAGGATTCTGTAGAATATCAGCTAATCGATCTAATGCAAGATTAGCTATATATCTACGTTTCTGCTTGAACTCTTCTGTATTGAGGAACCATGCAGGGAAGCCCTCTTCGGACCACCATTTCGATATGTTGCCATTACCTGTTACATATGCGACCTGTGCTGCTGTGATAGCGAGATGGTCGTTATACATAGGATTATCCTCTACAGAGGCCCAGAATGCGCTCTTAACGCGCCTATGCTCTGCCGTAGGGGTAAAGGTTACCTCGGATAAGAGGCTCTCTAATTCCTTATTAACAGTGCTCTTGCGAGGCATAATTAGTACTCTCTCCTAAGCGAGGTGCTTATAGTTATTCTTACAGAGACGTAGCTAGTTCTCAAACTTGTCTGGCATTCTGATCTTGAAGCTACTCTCGCCATACTTGAAGCTCAGCTCGTCTATGAAGCCGTATTGCTCTAACCAGCTTAGGTATTCTCTGAGACGACTGGACGGAACTCTTAAGATGCGAGCGAACGGTCCTGCTTGAACCGTCACTCGACCTTCCTTGTTATGCCAGGTTACACAGTCATGATCACTATATAATAACAGGCACATAATTCTGTAGGGGTTAAGTCTATCACGTCTCGGTTTCATAATAGGTCTATTATAACATAATTGTATCTATCTTGTCAATAGGTAAGTTGAGGAGAGGAGTAGGGGCAGTCGGATGTCTGTAGACGAGGAATCTACATAGAGAGGAGAGAGGTATGGATCGTGCTGATTGACATCTCCTTGCCCCTGAGAAGTCTGTATACTAGCGAGTCTGTAGTATTATCATGTACTTAGCGTGTAAGTCATGATGAAGACAGGTCAGCACCATCTGATAAGTAGCATACCACATACTTAATTGCATGAATATATAATTAATACGTAACTGTCTAAGATAGTTACAGAACTGAGAATATGCTTGACATACGATTCCAGTATGGTATAATTAAGACAGATATGCTGCTAATAGCATTACAGATACTACTCCTCATTAGTTACAGAGCTTCTAGGGGCAAGAATTACTAGAACTATATACGCTATGAGGAGGAGTTACTCAGGCAGTAGGCCGCATTACTGCTACTCTATAGCATTACAGTAATGCTATATTAGAATGGCAGTAATGCTTATACAACATAACTCGCCACACCTATAGGGGTGTATAGCCCGAATAACCCGCTATCTAACCACTATAGGCTAATCCTCACCGCTTTCCTCTCAGAACCCCCCTATATTCACGCATAACAGCTTCTACTGCTCACGCATATCTGCTATAGAGTAATTAGCCCGATTTACCACCTTGCGTATCTGCGATTCATATGCCTATCTGTCTGAATATCTCTATGCGTGATGTCCTTATTGTAACTATTCATCTCTACATTCCTCCCACATATATCAGCCATCCCTAACTAACTAACATCCCTCAACATTCTTATCCCTCACAGCAC